CAAGTATGGTACCTGCATGAGTAAACCATTCTATACCAATGTAACGCGTAATGCTAACTACATCTACTTCCGTGGGTACGCCAATGGTAAACGTATCCAGAAGAAGGTGAAGTACAAGCCTACCTTGTACATCCATAGTCCGAAAGAAACTGAGTTCAAATCACTTAGTGGTTCTTACCTTGGTGAAGTTGACTTTGATTCTATGGGTGAAGCTATGGACTTTATCAAACGTCATAAGGATGTTGATAACTTCGATGTCCATGGCAACACCAACTTCATCCAACAGTTCATTAGCGATGCGTTTCCAAACGTGATCGAGTTTGATCGTGATATCATTAACGTAACGTCAATCGATATCGAGGTACAATCTGATCAAGGGTTCCCTAGACCCGAACAAGCTAATCATCCTGTCACAGCCATTACTATCAAGAATAATATTGATAATGTTTACTATGTGTGGGGCATGGGTGATTGGGATCCAGCTAAGTCAATTGTTGATCACGTCACTGTCGAATATGTAAAGTGTGCTAACGAAGCAGACTTACTACACAGGTTCATGGATCAGTGGGCTGCTAATTATCCAGATGTAGTCACTGGATGGAACAGCAGGATGTTTGACATAGTATACCTAGTGAATAGGATTACCAAGGTGCTTGGTGATGGTCATGCTGATAAACTGTCACCTTGGAACAAGCAGATGCGTAACCCTGTACGTCAGCGAACTCTCAAGTTTGCACAGAACGATGTAGAGGTGTACGAGATCAATGGCATCGAGCAGCTGGACTATCTCGATCTGTTTAAGAAGTTTGCATACAGCTACGGTACACAAGAGTCGTACAAGCTCGATCATATTGCTCACGTAGTGCTTGGAGAGAACAAGATCGACTACAGCGAGTACGGATCTCTCAATGCTCTGTACCTTAACGACTACCAGAAGTTCATCGACTATAACATTAAGGACGTTGAGATCGTAGACCGTCTTGAGCATAAGATGGGTCTAGCTACGCTATGCATGACTATCGCATACAAGGGCAAGGTCAACTATGCTGATGCATTTGGTTCGGTAGCAGTGTGGGATGCTTTGATCTTTAATGAGCTGCGTAGTCGTGGTGTTATATGTCCTCCTAAGAAGGAGCAAACCAAGGAACGTAAGATTGAGGGTGCTCACGTTAAAGATCCTCAGATTGGAATGCATGACTGGGTTGTATCGTTTGACTTGAACAGTCTGTACCCTCATATCATCATGCAGTACAATATGTCACCAGAGACAATCGTAAACGAAACACACTCGTTCGATCTGTTGAAGCGTGATAACACTAATGGCAGCTACAACTCTTCTGTCGACTATCTACTCGACCATAACCACATCGACGTAGCACCAGAACACTGCATGGCTGGCACTGGTCAGTTCTTTAATCGTACCAAGAGAGGAATGTTTCCAGACTTGGTTGATAAGCTGTACAACGAACGTAAAGAATACAAGAACCAAATGCTTTTGGTTGAACAAAGGATACAGGACGAAGGATCGTCATACGAACTTGAGAGAGAGGTAACCACACTCGACAACAAGCAGATGGCAATCAAGATTCTAATGAACAGCCTTTATGGTGCAATGTCTAACGAGTACTTCAGATACTATGACATCCGTATTGCTGAAGGAATCACTGTTAGTGGTCAGTTGACAATTAAGTGGGCTGAAAAGCATCTTAACCAATACATGAATAAAGTACTGGGTACTGATAACAAAGACTACGTAATCGCTATTGATACGGACTCGCTGTATATCAACATGGGTGGTCTTGTAGAGAAAGTTAATCCTAAGGATCCAGTCAAGTTCTTGGATAAGGTTGCAAACGAGAAGATCGAACCGATGCTCGATCTTGCATACCAGAAGCTGAAAGACTATCTCAACGGCTACGACCAGATGATGGTAATGAAGCGAGAAGTGATTGCATCTAAGGGTGTGTGGACTGGTAAGAAGCATTACGTGCTGAACGTACACAACAGCGAAGGTGTGCAATACAAAGAGCCTAAACTCAAGATGATGGGTATTGAAGCTGTACGTTCATCTACACCAGCTCTATGTCGTCAGATGTTTAAAGATATCTTAAAGGTTATTCTTGAACGTAACGAGAGTGAAGTACAGCAATACATTAGACAGTTGCGCGAGCAATTTGCTCAGACACCGATCGAAGACATTGCGTTTCCTCGCTCTGTAAATAGACTAGACTTTTACAAGGATAGCGTATTTCTATTCAAAAAGGGAACTCCTATCCAAGTACGAGCTGCACTCACATACAATCATTACGTTGATCAACATGGATTGACTAATAAATATGAAAAGATACATTCGGGTGAGAAAATTAAGTTCTGTTATCTTAAACAACCTAACCGAGTACAGAGTAATGTCATTGCATTCCCTTCTATCCTACCTGAAGAGTTTGATGTACGTCATCACGTTGATTACGAAACCCAGTTTGATAAAGCATTTGTTGAACCCATCAAAAGTATTTTGGATGCTGTGGGTTGGGATGTAGAACCTAGAGCTACTTTGGAGGCCTTCTTCTAATGAGTACTAATTCACCAGTCGGATTCGACTTTGGTTTTTCTATTGTAGACGAGCAAGAGCTGGAAGCAGTTCAGGTTGCTCACGAGCAAGTACAATCTACTTCTAATAACGTAGAGGAACTCCAAACTAGACTAACACAGTTGTACGATGCCGTGCAGCCATTGCTTAACAACCTACGTCAGAGTGCTGATAAAGAGTACATCTGGTGGCCCAACCGTCTTGAAAAGATTGAACAGTTTCAAGATATGCTAGACGGCATTTACAGAGGCCAGTAATGGGTCTGCTAACCTTAGCTATGGCGCTTGCTATATCAGGTGTAGCGGCATGGTATAGCATTGCAGGACTGATTGCTATCTTCTCCGGAGCAACAACTGCAATCATTATTATGGGTAGTGTATTGGAGGCAGGTAAGTTAGTTACAGCTTCTTGGTTGTATCGTAACTGGAAGCAAGTACCTTTCCTACTAAAGTCTTACCTCACATCAGCAGTAGTTGTGTTGATGTTTATCACCTCAATGGGTATCTTTGGTTTCTTATCAAAGGCACACTTGGAACATTCTATATCAGTAGGTGGCACAAATGATCTTCAGATTGAAAACCTGGAACGACAGATTGCACGCCAGCAATCAATCGTTGCAGACTCAGAAACAGTTCTCTCGCAACTGGACGCGCAGGTTCAAACGCTCATCGACTATGACCGAATTAGAGGTCCTTCAGGCTCGATTGCAACTCGCCAAGGCCAGGCAGAAGAGAGGCAAGCACTCAACGAGACTATCGATGCTGCGTACGTTCGAATTGAAGAACTTCAAACGGACCTCACGCCGCTTCAACAAGAAAAGCTGGCAATCGAGGTCGAGGTTGGTCCTCTAAAGTATATTGCTGAACTAATTTATGGAGACCAAGCTCGTGACTACTTCGACGAAGCTGTACGTTGGGTTATCTTGCTTATTGTGTTTGTATTTGATCCACTTGCTGTTCTTCTGCTTATAGCAGCTAACATGAACTTGACTCAAGTCAAATCTGTCAAACCAGTGAAGAAGATCGAAGCGGCGAGTATGGGTGACATAAACACACCATGGACTACTGTCGAGCTAGAGGTTGAAGAAGAGGACTATAACCTCAGTATTGTTGATTGGGTTACAGATAAAAGCAAGCTAAAGGCAATGCTTGCAGATGTTGATAATCAGCTTGTGGAGCTGTATAGTAACCGGAACACTGTAGAGAACAAAAAGGAAAAGCGTTCACTACAACGCTTAAAGAAAAAGATTATTGATAAACTAAATGATGAGGGATCCAATGAGTGACTTCTTTCGTGATATTGTAAAACAACTTAATGATGAAAACACAACAATAGCAGAGGACGGATTAGCAAGTGCTGAGTACAGTGGTAACATTGATACTGGCAGCTACATCTTAAACGCTGCTCTTAGCGGTACCATCTTCGGTGGTGTACCCAACAACAAGATCACAGCATTCGCTGGTGAGTCTGCTACAGGTAAGACTTTCTTTGTGATGGGTGTTGTCAAGAAGTTCCTAGACGACCATACAGACGGTGCTGTGTTCTACTTCGATACTGAAGCAGCTGTTACTAAAGATATGATGAAGCAGAGAGGTATTGATACCAATCGAGTAATCATTAGTGAGCCAGATACTATTCAACGGTTCCGTCATACAGCACTTCAGATCCTAGACAACTACAACAACACGTCTGGTGAAAAGCCTCCGATGCTCATGGTGCTTGACTCACTCGGTCAGCTGTCTACTACTAAAGAGGTAGAGGACACTGCATCGGGAAGTGAGACGAGAGATATGACTAAGGCAGCTACTCTCAAAGCTACATTCCGAGTACTCAACCTAAAGCTAGCTAAAGCTAACGTACCGATGTTGGTAACTAACCACGTGTACGAGATGGTTGGATCATACATTCCTACTAAAGAGATGGCTGGTGGCAGTGGTCTCAAGTATACTGCATCTCAGATCTGCTTCTTAACTAAGAAGAAGGAAAAGGATGGCAAGGATGTGATCGGTAACATTATTAAGGTACGTATGGCTAAGTCTCGACTGACTAAAGAGAACAAGCAGATCGAAGTACTGCTGACGTACGATAAGGGTCTTGATCGCTACTATGGTCTCCTTGAGCTAGCTGAGAAGTACGATATCGTTAAGAAGGTAGCTAACCGATTTGAGATGCCTGATGGCACTAAGGTATATGCTAAGGCAATCTTGAAGGAGCCGACCAAGTACTTTACGGATGATCTACTCGCTCGTATTGACGAAGCAGCAAGGTTAGAGTTCACATACGGCTCTAATGACGACTACGAGCTTGAAGAAGACGAACTCGCAGTATGATTCCCAAGTATGCCGTCCTTGAAGCCAAGGACAAAGACAGTGTATGTCCGATAATGATAGTCGAGGGTCAGTATGAGGGAACTGTACTGACCTATGACGTTGTAAAGATATCGGAAGACGGAGTACTGTCTTTTAATTACAATGTGATGGAGGGTGACGCTACTGGTAGTGAGTTTGAAAACACACTAGGCGACATCCTCGTTAATATGATTGAAGAGAAGGTTTTTGATGACGATAGAAACGAATATTCTTAGTCAGCTTATCAACAGTGAGTCGTATGCACGCAAGGTGCTACCGTTTCTAAAAGAAGAGTACTTCCAAACTGTTACCGATCGACTACTTGTAACCAAGATCAAGCAGTACATGGACAAGTATAATGTACCTCCTTCCAAAGAAGCTCTGATCATTGAGCTTGACCATGAGGAGTTACGAGAAGTTGATTACAACGAGTCCGTCTCTCAAGTAGAGCGGATGACAGTTGATGAGGACACCAATGAACAATGGCTGATTGACAAGACCGAGCAGTTCTGTCAAGAGAAAGCAGTATACAATGCAATTATGGAATCGATCCATATCATTGATGGTAAGAGTAAAGATAAGACCAAGACAGCTATTCCACAAGTACTGTCAGAAGCACTAGCGGTATCGTTCGATAACCATATTGGCCACGACTTCATCGAAGACTATCAGCAACGATTTGACTTCTATCATCACAAAGAAGAGCGAGTGCCATTTGATCTCGAGTACATGAATAAGATCACCAAGGGTGGTATTCCTCGTAAGTCTCTCAACATTATTCTTGCTGGTACTGGCGTAGGTAAATCTCTCGCTATGTGTCACTTTGCAGCTAGTAACATGATGCAAGGTAAGAACGTACTGTACATCACTATGGAGATGGCAGAGGAGAAGATTGCAGAACGTATCGATGCAAACCTACTAAACGTGCGGGTTGACGACCTGGTTAAGTTAGAGAAGTCAATGTATGACAAAAAGATCGCTGAACTTAGAGCACGTACGCCTGGCAGACTTATCATTAAGGAATATCCAACTGCTTCTGCTCACTCTGGCCACTTCAGACATCTAATCAACGAGCTGAAGATTAAACGTAACTTTATACCAGACATCATCTACATCGACTATCTTAACATCTGTGCTAGTAGTAGAACAAAGGCTGTAGGAGGCACTATAAACTCGTATACGTTCGTTAAAGCGATTGCAGAGGAGTTGAGAGGGCTTGCTGTAGAAAAGAACGTACCGATCGTTTCAGCGACTCAGACAACACGATCTGGGTTTAGTAATAGCGATGTGGGACTAGAAGATACATCAGAGTCATTTGGTCTACCAGCGACAGCAGACTTTATGTTCGCTATCATTAACAGTGATGAGATGGAGCAGCTCAACCAGCTTATGGTCAAGCAGTTGAAGAATCGGTATAACGATCCAACGCTATATAAAAGGTTCGTGATTGGTGTTGATAGAGCCAAGATGAGACTGTATGATGTTGAGCAGAACGCTCAGCAAGATATTGTTGATGATGGTCCTGTAATGGATAACACGGCAGTAGGTAAAGGTCTCAATCAAGCATTTGGCAAACCTAAAAAAGACTTTAGTGATTTGTGGGTATGAATGTATTAGTTGTTGGTGAAATATGTAAGGATGTAACCTACTACTGCGATGTCTCTAGAATAAGTCCAGAGGCTCCAGTACCTGTTGCTGATCTTGTTTGGAAAAGCACTACCGATGGTATGGCTGGTAACGTCAATAGCAATCTGAAAGCATTTGGAATTGACACTACATTCTTACATCAACGGTTGACACAACACATTAATAAAACTAGATATGTTGACATGAAAAGCGGTCAGCATCTACTTAGAGCAGACAGCACTCACCCCAACATTACTCCACTAGACGTTTCAACTATTGAGAACATAAATCACTATGATGCAATTGTAATTAGCGACTACAATAAAGGGTTCATTACTTACCACAACGCAATACAGTTACGTACTTTATTTAACGGGCCTATACTGATCGATAGTAAAAAAACAGATCTAGGTTGCTTTGAAGGATGTATAGTAAAGATAAATGAACTAGAGCACAGCAAGGCTGAATCTGTACCTAGATCAACTATTGTGACACTTGGAAGTAAAGGTGCCATGTATGATGGTAAGGTATATCCTTCCAAACAAGTAAAGATGTTTGACGTATGTGGTGCAGGGGATACGTTCCTAGCTGGACTTACTTACATGATGCTGCAAGGTGAGCCAATTGGGCCTTGTATCGAGTTTGCAAACAAATGTGCTGGCATTGCTGTACAGCATCAAGGTACATACACACTAACAAAAAAAGACATTGAATCATTATGAAAATTTTGGTTACTGGTTACAAAGGATTCATCGGCAGTCACGTATACAACCATCTCAAGGAGTTTGGTCATGACGTTGAAGGCTACGACTACGACGAGAGCTATGGATGCGTTCCATATGTTTCTGACTACGACACAGTAATCCACTTGGGTGCGATCAGTAGTACAACAGAACAGAATGTCCCTAAAATCTTTTTGCACAACTATGACTTCTCAATAAAACTTTATAGGGAATGTGTTGCATATAAGGTTAACTTTCAGTATGCTTCTAGTGCAAGTGTTTACGGAGACCTAACAACCTTTACGGAAGACGGTGAAGCTCGACCTCTCAACCCCTATGCATGGACCAAGTTCATGTTCGATAAGTTTGTGACAGAGGTGGAGCCAACTAGTCGAATCGACTGCCAGGGTTTCAGATACTTCAATGTATACGGAACAGGCGAAGACCACAAAGGCGATCAGGCGTCAGTGTTTACCAAGTTTCGTAATCAAGCTATACATGATGGTTCTATCAAACTGTTTGAGGATAGTGACAAGTATAAGAGAGACTTTGTTTGTGTCGATGACATTGTTGAAGTACACAAGCAGATGCTTTGGAAGAACGTGAATGGCATCTTCAATGTAGGTACCGGCACTGCTACTAGTTTCCAAAAGGTAGCAGACCTTTGTAGTAATAAACTTGGCGTCGACATTGAGTACATCAAGATGCCAGACAACCTCAAAGGTCAGTATCAAGAATACACTCGAGCAGATAATAGTAAACTAAATAATATTGTCGATATCAAATGGACGACTCCGAAACAGTGGGTAGAGGCAAACCTAAATGCAGTTGATGATATCAGAAAATCAGCTTATACCTAATCCGACAATCACACAGAAAGGTATTTAATTTTGCGACTTGATGGATTTGTTGAGAAAGGTTGGGGCCATGAGCTCATCTGGGCAACCAACGACAAGTACTGTGGTAAGCTACTTAGCTTTAATGAGGGAGCTAGGTTCTCAATGCATTTCCATGCCGAAAAGGATGAGACGTGGTACGTCTTGTCAGGTAAATTTGAAATTAGATATATAAACACTCTCAACGCAGAGACAAAGACACATATACTCAACACCGGTGATGTTTGGCGCAACGAGCCGCTTGAACCTCACCAATTGATTTGTTTACAAGAAGGTACGATAATTGAAGTGTCTACACCTGACAGTGTAGAAGATAATTACCGAGTCCAACCAGGCGACAGTCAAAAGTAACGGAGTTGTATATGTCAAATGTAATTAAGTTTCCAGTCAGACCGCCCGAGCCTTCGATCTCGTCTAACATTGATTCTGTTAGCGACTTGGATCTCGGTCATGAGGTAGCGCGCTATTGTTTAGAACGTATGTTTGGTGATAAGGAAATTACCGAATCTGAGTACGAAGTAGCAACTCAGTTCGTAGACTTCTCTTATCTCATCGAAAAGTTCAACATGTAATACTAGCCGCTATAGCTCAGCGTGGTAGAGCAACTGATTTGTAATCAGTAGGTCCCGAGTTCGACTCTTGGTGGCGGCACCAAATATTCCGACATAGCTCAGTGGTAGAGCAACAGACTGTTAATCTGTGGGTCCTTGGTTCGAGCCCAAGTGTCGGAGCCAAATTGAAAGTGATTGAGGTTATTATGAAAAAGCGAGACTATGATCCAAGTGTGGTATCCACCCTTCAAGGCTCCGTGCAGATTGAGCATACCTTAGCCAAAATGGGTTCAGCTAAACTGCGAAAACTATTCGCAGAGAACGAGTACATTAATACGTTTGGTGCGTATAACGGACAACAGGCGGTTCAGCATGTCAAAGCAGGACTTAAAGCAATCTACTGTTCGGGATGGCAAGTTGCAGCATCGGCGAACTCAACAGATGAAACTTATCCTGATCAGAGTCTGTATGCTGTCGACTCTGTTCCTAATGTCGTGCGTAATATCAACAATGCTTTTCGCAGACAAGATCAAATCATTGTACAGGAGGGTGGTTCAGGGTTTAACTTCGCACCTATCATCGCTGATGCTGAAGCAGGGTTTGGAGGCGTACTCAACTCTTATGAACTTGCAAGGAACCTTATCGAAGCAGGAGCAGCAGCAGTACATTTCGAAGACCAACTTGCATCTGAAAAGAAATGTGGACACTTGGGCGGAAAAGTGCTTATCCCTACTAGCCAAGCTATTCGCAATCTTAATGCTGCTCGGCTTGCTGCTGA